TTTTGACTGTTTTTCAGCATAAAATAAGGCTAAAAGTAGGACACTTTTTGGTACACTTTTTATTTTTGGTACACTTTTTAATGTACCATCAAATTTCGGTTCACGCGCGCGAATGCATATTTTAAAAAAATAAATCTGTGATATAAACTTATACATGCCTAGGAAAAGAAGAAAAGCTATCGCCTCAATAACTCCCGACATACCTTATCCTAAAGTCCGAGTGGAGTGGATCGACTGTGTGAGCGATTCGGGCTGGGCTACAGACAAAGAGTTTGATAAAATGAAGTTAGCTAGACCTGTAAATGAAGGTTGGCTGTATTCAAAAGATAAAAAATCAATTAGATTATTTGCATCATACGACAGAGAAGATGACGGTAGTTTTATTTTTGGGGATCGGACGATGATTCCGCGTGATTGGGTAAAGAAGATTCAGAAGATTTAGATGGAGTCACATCAATTATTTGACCGTAGTCGGTTAAGAGCTGTTTCATTTTTGCTTCTAATTCTTGTTCTGACATATCTTCTAACTTTCCAGTTTTTATTATTTTTCTGTCTATGTATAGTCCTGCTGCCTTGCCACGATTTGCTTCAGCGTTTACAGCAGAAGAGAAAGAACCTTTCTTCAAAGCTGCCTCTCTAAGTCTTGCAAGTTCTGCAACGTGACCTTCATAAGTCACTTCATGTTTTTTAAGTCTTTCTTCTTTTAGGTCACCAATATATTTTACAACAAGCGGTGACAGTCTTGGATTACAAAGTTCTGATCCCTCCTGTCTTGCACGTTTGGGACTATACCCTGCCGCTAACGCCGCCTCGGTTTGAGTCATTGGTCCATCAGGTCCGCCGAATACAAGGAACTCAGCGAATCGTTGTTGCATTTCTGTTAGTCTTTTAGGTACTCCCATAGTTGACAATTTAAGGTAACTATCCTATAAAGTCAACTATGAATGATGAAAGAGGAGATAATGATTTGGAAAAACAAATTAGTGATTTGAAGATGAAGATAAAAGTATATGAATCTGGTTTGTTTGATATCAAAAAACTAAAGTATGAAATAGTTGAGCTACAAAGCGAGATTATTAAAAAAAATAATTTAATAGAAGGGATGAAAAAGATAATAGAGGATTTATCAGCTAAATGAGAGTACAAGACTTACAACAATTTTTAAGTTCATTTACAGAGGGATCAGACGCAGTTAAAAATGCTGTCATCTATGTAGAGATGAATGGTAAACTACATGCAATCAGACGTATGGAAGTTCATGAAAATACACAACCGATTATAGGTTTTCCTGGACATACAGCTCATAGACTGGTATTAAAAACTCAAAAAGCCTCCTCACTTATCTTACCTGATAAGCTTGCAGAAGACTACTAACAGCCAACAGGAGTAACCTTGAAAAGTGCATGGGACCAGAGCGTAAACTTTATCAAAAAGTTAAGAAATGTTTTACCAATATTTCGCTTATTAGACTTGAAAATAATAGCTTACACGGTACTCCCGATCTATTGGCTTATAATAATTCTGGTCACTTTTTCACTATCGAACTGAAAGTTACGAAGAGTAACAAAGTTAAATTTTCACCTCATCAAATTGCGTTTCATGTGCGTCATCCGAAGAACAGTTTTATCCTCGTAGAGGCCCTCGGTCCTTGTACCGTGAAACTTTTTGAAGGGTCCAAGATCCAGGAGCTTGTCGCTTGTGGCTTGGAGCTTGAAGCTTGTTGCTCAGGGCTTGAGGCTTGTCGCTTGAAGCTTGAGGGGCTTGGTGCTTGAAGCTTGGCGCTTGAGGCCCGGACCAGGTGCACGCTCCACTTTCGCCGTCGCGTTCGCTCCGCTAATGACCTGATCCGATTTATTACGCTTGCGTAATTCTTTATAATATTTTGGATGTCTGAACATATCAATGTTTACCGTATTTAATAGTTTTTACCATAGGATCCCAGCACTGTCGACAGTCTCGACACTCATTGTCTTGTTGAGCTGCTGGACAGCTGGCCCCTGATGTTACAACCTCCGAAGAGTTGGGCCACGAAGCAGGCGCCCGCTGGTTCACCATGGGCGCGCTAAATCGTATGACTAAATTTGTAGGTTTGTCCTGAAGATGGTCCTTGATCCACGCTTCACGAGTCGGTAACCAGTGACGCTTTGAAGGTGTTAACCTGCAAACTTCATAAATTTTATTTAAGTGATTTAAATCTTGTACATCTCCTGAGTCGTGCCATCTAAACACGTCGGGCTTCTTGCTGTTGATCAAGTGAGTCATGGCCTGAACCCATTGCGGGTCCTGCAACGCTGCCAGCCTTCGGTATTGTGCATCCTGAACAACCTTGAAGACATAACAACCCTTGAGCGCGTAACAGTCGAAGCACACGCTGCCCTTCACTGCTTGGAGCTTGCCGCCTGTCTTACACTCTTTGGCAGGTAAACCAATTGACCAGCCAGGCATCTTTGACGGTTTGCTTAAGCTCCCGCCTATAATTTTTAAAGCTTCTTTTGTTTGCATATGTCCCTTATAATCCTATATTGTTTTCTTGTCAAGCTTGCAGCTTGACGCTTGCAGCTTGAGGCTTGTTGCTTGTAACCATTAGCCTCGAGCCAGCGCCAGTGATTTATATAAATCACTGGGTTGGAAATTCTTCTGCTCACTACCACTCTCCGTAGTTTGTATTGGCATTGTCCAGGCAGGTTAAGTACTCAGACTGGGACAGCCCAACCTCTTCCAGCAAGAACGCGTGCTTAGCGTTTTGAGTCCCAAATGATGGGTTCAGGATGTACTGGACCGCTTTGTCTAAGATCTCCTGACGCTTGCTGCCTCCTGGCTGGTATTCTTTTTTTAATGTTTTTTTAGTCATATGTATTTCTCACTTTCTAAATTCTTTATACCAGGATTCTCCTGGATGTCAAGCTTGAAGCTTGAAGCTTGTAACTTTTTTTATTTTTTTTTTGATGGGCCTAGTGAGTAGAGGTAATTCCACTGCGGGATCTTCCATTACATTAGTTCACTTACCAGTTGTCGCGCAACACAGCTTCTCAATTACAGCTTCTGCATCTTGCCGTGCCTGTAATCACAACTGATCCCAGGTCTGTTAGAGTGCGCGCTTAACTAGTTATCATTTCTAATAACCCATACTCTATTCCTTAACTAACAGACCAGGGATCAGTACTAGTGGCTAATAGGCGGGCCTTTCAGTTTGCAACCTTACCGGACCAGTTCCCTCTCGAACTCGCGACCTAGAATATAGCCCAGAAATGTCCAGGCGCCCTATACTAGTTCTGATCCCAGGTCCCTGAAGCTGTCCGGAATTAGTACACCCTTTCAGAGACCAGGGATCAGTTCTACCTGTGCATGTGTTTGGATCTCTTTCAATCTACTTTACACCACAGATAGAAACTAAATACAATATAATCCTTGACAATCCTATTGTCAACCATTAAAAACACTTTATGCAAATAAAAATAGAAAGAGGTATAAATGGCTAGAATAAGACTAAATCAAGAATACAGAAACAAATGTGCTAATAGAATTAAAACACATTTATTTTCTGAAGATACACAAGAAAGACAAAAGTATCTTGAATTAAAAGAAAAGCAATTCAAAATGAATGACACAACTTTTGATTTTGCTAAATCAATAATAAGACGACACTATACAGAAGAAGATGTTGAGAAAGCATACTACTTACAAAATAAATTTGAGAATGTAAGTACGATTGCCAAAGACAGTTGTTTTCATTTTCACTACATGGGTCAAGTTGAGAGTAGAGATTATAATGACAATCCTATTATGGAAGATAAAGCTATTGAAAAACATTTTGATTTTAAATTAAATGGGTCAATAGATGAAAATAATAATTATTCTGGTAATAATGATTGGAGTTATGGTTTTGCTTTGTATCGTGATGAAATCAATGCACAAGATAATTGCAACGCAGATATTTTGATAGAGCAAGAGGGTAAAGATAACAACCCACACTTAACAAAATATGTTGACAATAATGTTAGATATCTTGGAGGGCATAATTCTGATCGAGGATATACTAAAGAATGGAATGACAAATACTCTGTTGATTTAATTGGTAGAGATTATTGTAGAGATAGGTCTATCAAATGTTCCGAAGAAGAATTTAAGTATTTAATACTTTGGAAACAACAAAAGAGTGCTTTTGTTATGGCACACTACAAGTGGGTTAAATCTGTTTTAGATCAGATGAAAGAGATCAAGGTAGGATTAAAAGGATATAAATATCTTGATGAGGCGATTGAACTTGCTAATGAACTTGGAGTAGAAATTACTGACCATGAAATTATTAGAACTAATAGTACAGGTCTTGTAATCTATAATCCAAAAAATCTTGCTGAAAGAATTAAAGGCATGAAGAATAAAAACTCTAGTCGAGAAGATAAAATTAAGGCTAGATTATTGTATGAAAAACAACAGGCAGAAAGTATAAATTAACTGTTGACAAGGGCTATCCTATATTATAGGATAGTCCTAGAAAGAGAGAAATAAATATGACTAAAACATTTTACATAACTTATTGGGCTAGTAAGCACAAAAAACATATTACTAGACAAGGCAAACATGACGAGAAAAGCAGATATGGTGTTGCGAAAAATGGAACACCTTATTATGTTTATTATGATTTAGACGCACATGGATATAGAACTGCGACTACATCATGGAAAGTGAGGCACTAATGCCATTAGAAATAAAAGTGCTATTTATGTTTATAATTGTAATATGTGTTCTACACATGGTGAGGTCTAAATGACTTATAATTGGTGCCATGGTCCGAGTTGCCATACAAACGGAACAATAGACAGAATAAGAGGTAGCAAGGGCAACAAAGTATTAAGAACTAGAAAGATCGCTATTAATAGTTGGAACAAAAATTCAATGTGGCGCTTTTTTTGTAGTCAAAGTTGTATGCTTAATTTTATTAATAAACATATTGATAGAATACTTGCTATTGAGCCTAGACGAGAGCCACTAGAAATACCGATCAAGGACCCAACAAAGAACACAGACAATCATTATTATTCAAGTTGGAACATTGAGAAAAAAGAGGTTGACAATAATACCAATCCATGAGAATATAGGATATGACGAAAGATATAAAACTAAACGAGTGTGAGTTTAAAATCATTAAAGATAAAAAAGATGAGCCAAAATACAAAGAGGTTTCAAAGTTTGTAGGTGGCATGGTTGAGTGTATTACTTTTCCAAATGGTGATCTTTTATTAGTCAATGAAGAGGGTAAGTTAATGAACTTACCATTAAACTCTGAGGCTACAATGATGTGGCGTGCAACATTCGATAATGACAATTATATTACGGGTCGTAAGGACTTTGTTGTAGGTCCTGCAATCCTAATAAAAAAAGACGCCCTTAACACTTGGGCTAATTAACTCTCTTACCCCTGGCGCTAACGCGCCAGGGGTCCCGAACCAATCTCAAACATAGAAAATAACTTAGACCCTATCCCCCTTTTTATACAAAAGGGGTCCCACTACTCTAGGTTGTATTGCTTGATTTACAGAGTTTTAGCTGGTAAAAACATGTTGAA